CAGCTCCGCGTCATAAACCCCGGCGGTGAGGGCTGAGAAGTCGGCTGGCTTGAGCGTGATGACGCAATCACCCGTGGACGTGGTGAATGTCAATGTAGACCCACCGGCGAGCGTGTCGGTGCTCTCCAGTTCCACCGCGGGGGCTGCTGCGTTTGTTCCAATCTTGAACCGAACGACGTCATTGGCAGCCAGGGAAATTTCCGTGGTTCCATTGGATTCGTAAATTGCGGTAGCGAACGATGCGGCGCGGCCCGAATAAAGATGGATTTCAAAACTCATGATTAAGTTCCCCTGGGTTGAATAATGGAATCGGCAGGGCCGGTTTGTGTCCAGCGAGTTGTTTTACCACCCGTGAACGAAGTTGCTCCGGGGCCGGTTTGCACCCAAACCGCATCGCCAGGGAGCGTTAAAGACAGCAAGCTGAATTGGCAAATCGCCGCAGCGGTTGTGCTGGACGTTGTCAAAGCAGCCAGTGCGGTGCTGGTATGAGCCAGCGATGCCATCGCAGCCATCGTTGCTGGGGCTGTCGTGAGGGCGATTGTGGCCGCATAGATCGGCTGGTTGAATCCAGCCACCAAAGCACTCAAAACCGCGGCAGTCGTCAAACCAGCCGTGGCGGAGTAAATCGGGGACGAGAATTCGCATTCCGCCGACGCTGAAAACGAAGCGGCAATCACGGCAACCGCGGCCGAATAAGTGGGCTTGGCGAATGCCGCCGCCGCGGACCCAGCGGGAGAAGCGAAGGAAGCGGCGAGGCTGCCGGTGTACGTGGGCTGCGTGAATTCGGCACTCGCCGCCGGGGATGCTGGCGAAGCGACCGGCGATAACGAAGCTGTGAATGATGGCTGCGTGAATGCCGCAGCGATTCCGGCAGTTACCGCCCCAGCCGCAGGGGCAAGTGAAGCGGTGAAGGTCAGCAGCGAGAATTCAGCCGATGCCGCTATTGTGGTTGCGGCGGTCGTGTTCGCGATGGCGGCGGTGTAGGTCGGTTTCGTAAACGATGCCAGTGCCGTCGAATCAACCGCCGCCGTGGTTAATCCGAACGCCCCGGTGAAAACGGGTTTAGAAAACGACGCCACGGCTGCCACTGTTGCTGCGTGAGTCGCCAGCCCCAGCGTTCCGGTATAGGTCGGCTTGGTGAATGAGGTCGCAATGGAAGCATCTGTACCTGCGTGCGTCAGCCCGGCGGAAGCGGTGAATGATGGCTTTGTGAATGCCGCCGCGATTGAGGTACTTGTAGCCGCTACAGTCAAACCCATTGCACCCGTAAACGACGGTTTTGCAAACGTGGCGACGATAGTTGAGTCTGTCGCTGCCGCAGTAAGTCCCAGCGACGCGGAGTAAGTTGGCTTGGTGAATGCCGCGGAGATTGCCGTTGTGGTTGCGGTGTGCGTCTTGGCAATGGTTGCGGAGTAGGTGGGCTTAGTGAACGTGGCCGATGCTGACGCAGTTGCTTTTGATGTGACCGCAGCCACACTGCAAGACACTGGCGAGGCCGAGATATCGGCAATGATAATCTTACGCGGAAATTTTCCACCCGGTCCGGCTGCCCACAGAGCGTTGATCTCATCTGGCGATAGGCATTCCCCAAAAATCCTAACATCATCCACCGCGCCGTTTAGATACAGACCGTAGTTCGTGTAACCACCAATCCAAATCGGGATCGTGACCCTTTTTAAGTCGAGCGTTGCGCCGTTGGTGGCCGCGTTGCGGCGAATGCCATTTGTGTAGATATCGGCCCGCCCCGGCCGATAGGTGCCGACGACGTGTGTCCAAACATTCGTCGTGGCGGTTGCGCCGCCGGCTTCGGCCAAATTGCCGCTCGTGTCGAACGTGCCGAACCGAAAATTTCCAGAATACCGATCGAGAACCCAACTTCGCGTCGAGACGTTGTCTTTAGACGCAATTCCGCAAAACGCCGTATCGGCCAAATAAACCCATACCGAGACGGTGATCGCGCATACGTTATAGGCGTCCTTGTGCGCGAATGACGTGTATGATGAGGCTGCGTCGTAACGGGCACAAGCTTTCCCGCCGACCATTCCAGCAGGCTGCGGGTTCGAACCGTCAAATCGTCCGTGATTGGCGAGCGCGGAATAGTCCGTCGCCCGCCAATTCTCGCGAGATCGGGAGGGCAGATAATGCAGTATTGGTTGCGGAGCCATTAGGCCACCGTATTGTATAAACCGTACCAGCCAATGCGATTATTGGCCGAGTGGAGCGTCGCACCGGAATAATTCAAACACGCCAGTCCCCAATATCTCGGCAACGCACGCCATCCCATCATTTCGCACATCGAAAATGCGTTCCCGTTAATTACCGTATCGGCTACGCCATACAGAAGTGTCTGTACGGGCTTAATCAAAATAGGAGTCGTTGTGATATTGGGAAATGTCAGCGCGCCTTGCGTGCCAGTCGTCCCGCCCGAACTTGCGCCAGTCGATGGATAATACGATGAGTTATTTGTTCCCCAGCCAAAGAAGCAAAAAGCTTTGTCGCTCCCTGGCGACGTGTTTGCCGGGTCCAAGACGATGTTGATCATCGCGTCAAGGAACTTGTCCGACGTGTTATCAATCGCAGCCGAACACCAACCCGCAGTCGTGGAAGACGCAAGTGAATGAAGGTTGGTTACAGTGAATGTTTGTTCGCTGCCACCATAGGCGGTAAGAATGCTGGCCATTAGACCGGCCTCCCTTCGATCCAAGTGTGAAGCTCGTTCCAGGCATCCAGTTCATCGACAATGACGGGCTTGGTCCGCAGACCATCGAGCTTTGCTTTTTGCTCACTGGTCAACACCCCAACCTCAGCGGACGCGAGTAGACTTAACAACTCGCCCGCTGCGGCGTTTCCAATATCAACCCCCGGAGCGCCCGGAGCCATCCAGGTAAGCAGTTCGGCAATGACCGGGTTTGACTGCGCGGCTTGATTGATGCCACTGAGGATCGTCAACCCCGCGACAGGACCAAATACATCCATCACACCGAGTCGTCCAAGCAAGAACTGGCGAAACTCCACCTGACCACTCGCGTTATACGCTGCGACGATTTCCGTGTATGCAGCCAACTCGGCGGCTAAAGCCGCCTCATCCCACGCTGCACCGTCGCGGGTCGCGATTGGCGGAAGTGTGATATTGTTGGCGGTGACAAACTCTCGAATCGTGGTCATTGCACATCCTTAGATCGCAAGTTCTCCAAAAACTCCACTTCCCGCTTCGCTTCCGCGTCCGCAGGATCAGCCGCCAGCTTCGCCTTCATTTCCGCCAATCGCTTGGCAACAAGTTCCGGCGTGTAACTACTGGATGCCACGGCCCGGATTTCAACGTCCGGGAAACTCATTCGCCAATCGCTCACGTTTACCCCTTTACGGTCAGTGCCTTCAATTCCGCTTCCGACAATCCGGCACGGGCAAGCTTCTTCTCAGCCGCAGCCCGCACGTTATGTGGAGCGATAGCCTGCTCGATGACGTTCAACTCTTCACGGACGCAATTGAGTTCCGCCCGCTTTCCAGCAAGCAAGGTTTGCAATTCCGCGTGCGAAGATTTCGCACACAGTTCTTCTAGTTTTTTGATGGTCATGGCTTGGCCTATGGTCCGGTAGGAACGGTGACGGTAAAGCTGGAGCAGGCAATAATCCCGCCAGCTACGATTGTTGCGTTATCGAAAACCATGTCAGGCGTGTCGCCGGTCAAACCTGCCGTTCCTTGCAAGACTGTCGCGCCATTGGAGTCTTTTGCACGAAAATGGCCCGCTGTGCCCGATGCGTCGGCAGTTGTGTCGGACGTGATACTGCTGGCAGTTGCCGTTCCCGATGACGACGATCCGAAAGCGGGATCGCTGAAGGTCAACGTGCCCAGCAGCGTGCCAGAATCCGCATCGGCGACATTGGTTGGCGGCGATCCAGTGCGAACCGAAATCGTGCCCGCCCCGGCCCCGCCATCGAGCAAGTCAACGATGGCATCGCAAGCGGCATTGCGGGCGGCGGTGGAAATTTTGAAAGCAGTAGCCATATTGGTTTTCCGTTATGCGGTTTGTGATCTTATGTTTTGCGTTGCAGCAGATTTCGAACTTCTTGCAAATGCGTTTCCATACGCTCCTTGATCTGCGGGTCAGTCGCCAGGGCTGAAATCATCTCAGCCTTGTGTCGAGTAGCTTGATGCAGCTCTAGCACGCGAGGGCAAATGTCGCCCACCGTATCTGCAAGCGTTTCGATGGATTTCGAGTTTGCTACGTTGCACTCCACAGATGCTGTAACGTATGCGATGTGAGCGCGAATCACGTTCTCTGCTAATGGCTTAACCCACAAGAAGATGACGCGACCAATGTAAGCAGAGGCGAATAGTCCGCCCACGAGCAGCAGCGTCGAGACACCACCGCTCTTAAGCCAAAGCTCCGGATCAAGCCATTTTTCCATGATGCAGTCGTCCGCAGGTTGCCCCCTGCTCAATTACTTGATCCTGATGGTTACATCAGGCCACCGTAGCAAGTCAATCGCTATCGCGTCCCGGGAAATCGATGCCCCGGCGATCGCTGGTTTGAGAATCGGAACCCCTTCGATCTTGACACGGGGGGGCGGATTGCATGTAAGCGAAATCACGCCTCCGGCACACTTTGCTACGACCGTTGTTTGGGCTGGAAACGTGATGACCACCTTCCCAAGATCGACCACCCCGGCGGGACGGGAGAAAGTGAGACTGCCGCCGTCACCTAAAAATTTTTCCGCGTGAGAAATAATTTGTTCGATTTCATCCTTGGCTTCGATGGTCGCCACGTTCACGCCGCCAAATGATTCAGATTTAGGCTTGAGCGAGCGAACCACCGCGTTGATCCTGTCGGCCAATGCCGCCGCGGAGATTTTGCCGACAATCCGGTCCGCCACTTCGCCATCTGCGAAAATCAGCGTTGTAGGGATGGTGGAACCGGGCTTCACGCCAAACACTTCGTACTTCTTCCGGTTTTCGTCGTAAACGATGTCCGCATCCGCGGTAACTTCGGCGGGATCGCTGCCGCGGGCCATCACCCAGCCGTTGAGAAGGTTTTTCAGGCAGTCGCCATACATCGCTTGGCACGCACCGCAAGAAGGATCGCCCACGATAACCGTCTGCACCCGGCGGGAAGGGCGAAGAGATTCAATGGCTTCCATGTTGATCGTGAACGCAGGAATTTCGCGGGCTTTTGCCTTGCCGGTTCCATCGCACTCCACGCAGATCGAAAAAACAGTCCCGTCGCCGACCTTGCCTTTTCCTTTGCAGTTTTTGCAAACTTCCCCGCCGGGCACTGGCTGCGGGGTAGGAGTTGGGGTGGGCGATTCTACCGTGGTGATAGCCACCGCCGCCGCTGCTTTCGCGTTCGCAAGCATGGGGGTTGTTTTCGGCTTTGATTTGCCTGAGAGAACGCAGCCGCAGTCGGCAACGATCATTGCGAGTAACGCAATTGACGAAATAATGAAAACGGAAGCATGTAGCCGTGTTGTGATTTTTTCTTTCACCGAATCGCCCTCAAATTTTTTCCAGGAAGTGAGTGAGTGGAACGCGAATTTGCGAATCACCCTCCATATCGTCGCCATACGCCGTCCTCGTCCTCTTGCGCCCAGCTTCCGTTTCCGAAATCAGGTCCACCATCAAACTCGCGACCGGATCGCCGCGGCGGAAGCGTGGCTGGTCGCAGTCCGTTGCCAGCGTAAATTCCATCGTTATTGAGCTTGGGTGGCACGGTAAATGAGATGCCTCCCCAATCAAAAACGCCGATAAGCAGCAAGGCGAGCATGGATTACCCTGCCGCCTTGACGATTTCGCCATCCTTGACGATCTGCAAAAATCCATTGCCCCTGTCGTCTACCGACAAGGCAGCGGCGCAAGCAAGATTCACATGCTCCTTGCTATGGATGCCGATGACAGGTTTGCCGCCTGTCATGTAGATACAAACACACGGCGAAAATTCACCCACGTTTTGCAGCCAGATTCCCCCTGCTGCCGCGTCAATCGTGATTTCGTACTTGTCACTTTTTAGGACAATCCGTTTGGCGACAATTTCATCAACCTCGATCTTGCTCATTTTGATTTCTCCAATGCTTGCTTTCTCAATTCCTCAAACTCTTCCCAAGTCAACGGACAATTGGGACAGGTATTCACGTCTTTCGGGTTCGGACTGCTGCTTGTGAATTCAGAACCGCAACCAGTGCAGTGAAATTCGTAGACGGTCCGATCTTGTGTTGTTTTGGTGTATCGAGTGGCAAGTTCAGCTACCGAGAAAACCACAAACAGCAACGCGAGAAGAATCGCAACCACTATCACGATTCGCCAAACCTCTTGAACTATGCCGCTAAACCAGTCCATCACGCACCCCTTACCCAAACACATGGAATCCGTAATCCGGCAACTTCTTCTGAGGCCAGCCGTTCACAGACGAATAGGCAATCACTTCACGGCCCTTAACCTCATTCCACTTGGCCCAAAACGAGCCTTCGGGAATGTCGATTTGCGTGCCGGAAATTCGCCGCGGTCCTTTGTTCCAAATCCCCCACGAATTCATAACAAGAATCAGTGGGCCACCGTGCTTGCGGACTGTTTCAGGGCGATCATCAAAGCCCAAATAGGCCATTGCGTGCGCCCAACTTCCCGACCGGCGGCTGACGCCATCCGCGTCCCGTTCGTTTTGAAAGCCTTCGCTTCCACACGAACTGCAACCGTAGCCGTTTGCCAGTAAGTCGCGAACTTGCTCCAAGCCTTCACACTGGGTCACAGTGCGGACGCAATGCAACCGGCCTTCATCGGTGATTTTCTGCGGGGGTGCGGTGCGGCCAAATTTACCAGCCAATTCGCCACTGTAGACGGACAGGTCGATCCCCAGTTCGGGATACGGCTTGCGGAGCATGATGCCGTTTTTGCGGGCGACTTCAGCAGCCGACCAGCAATCCCATCCGTCTTGCGAAAATCCGCGATACCAATAATGAAATTCGCTGGACAGTACGCCGTTTTCAATCCCCGCGGGCGGAACGTCAGGCGCGGCCTCTCGCAGCCCGGTTACTTCATCGGGCGTGCCGAACATGATTTCATTACAGAGCGAAGCGAGTGCAGCGTTCTTTGAGTTATGGGAGACGCAGTTATGAACCACTACCCCATTGGCAATGAATGAATGCGATCCACACTCTACGCCAATGTCATAAACTGTCGTTGGGCCTTCTTTGATCTCGATGCTGCGAATCGGACGAACCAAATAGGACTCGTCTCGCCAAGTGTATTGCTTTGCCTTGTCGTCCCGCCAAATGAGTCGATAGAGCGGCTTGGCATTTGCGTATGTCCCTTTACTGCGAGCAACAATGGAGATCACTGGCTCAAACCCCATGCCAATTAGCGTTACGTAAGCCCCGTAGCAAATCGACAACGAAGTTGAGTCCAGTTTATGGCACTTGTCCTTGCTATGACCGTCCGCTGCCTTTAATCCACTAAGAAACTCTCCGTTTCCAATGGCCCATGATGGAAAAATCTTACATTTACTTGCGTCGTAAAATTGCTTACGAAGCCAGTCAACAAACTCAACTGAATGTACCCGGACTCTTTGGCATCCTCGCTGATTATCTACTTTTGGAGAAAATCCACACTCGCGAAGCACTGCAACAACCCGATCAAGCACATCACATTTTGGCGAAACAAACTCCACGCTATGGCCGCTTGCGTGTCCGTTTCCGATGAAAAAACCCAGAACAAACATTCCGTCTGGCTTGCTGTGGATGCCGGAAAACGAACGATCCAACTCAGTGGCCGAGAACGATAGCGGAGTCAATAAACAATCGCCGCCCTTTATATCGCCAGCAGCAATCCATTCCGCTCGCCTCGTTTCATACGTCGCAACAATTGCGGACTTGGTGTTCTTCCCTGCCTTAGAGAGCGCGTGCGCGTAGCTCCGGTGGTTTATTGTTTGCTTTCCAACTTTCGGAAGTCGGTAAACCAATACGCGATGATCGCTAGTGCATGAAATCGGGAGTGATCCTACTGGGTGAATTGTCACGATTGGCTTATAGGACGTCTGCTCACGAACTGACACAACTCGCGTTAGCTCACCTTTGCCAGACCAAACCATATCGCCAACTTGCACGTTTTCGATTGTTTTTGTTCGCTCCCCAAAACACACAGTTCCAGCAGCAAAGCAATCCCCCCGCTCTTGCGCCGGACCCGGCAGGCTTCCCGGATAACACTTCTCCACTGCTGGGAACAGGATCGACAGTTTCCCAGCACCGCTGCCAGCGAGCCCGAATTTGCGGCAAGCATCGCCCGCGGACGCATAGCCACCATCCGCAACCAGCGACTGGATCGCGGCAGCCTTGGCTTTGTCGTCAGCCCACGCACCCGCGAAGCCTTTTTCGTACATGTCCGCAATGCTCACCCCGGCGGGAGAAGTGGATTCCGGCCAGAACTTGCAACCGCTGGGAATTTTTCGATATTCGTTCGGCATGACAGCCCCTATGGTTTGCAGGCTTGGGACAGTTCGCGGAGTAGGGCCGCAGCCTCACCCGGTTTCAGGTCGCGGTCTTCGTCGCCGAGCTGCGACTTAAAAACCTCATTGATTGCCGCGGAGAGCCCGGGAAATTTTGTAGCAGCAGGCGTGCCTTGCCACATCAGCGAATCAAAGCCGGCGATTCCGGTTCGCAACTGCGACGTGGTTTTCAGCTTGCCGTTGCCAATGACATCACACCGATCCAATGCCCACGCCAATCCCGCGTACCCTTCCGAAACTTCACGAGCGGCTGGAACATCTTTGGCCGCTTTAATAATCGACTTGACTTGCGACCAGTCCGCCGCGGATACAGCGGGCAGATCGGGCGACGGCTTTGGCTTCCTCCCGCTGGGCTTGACGCAGCCCGGCAGCAGTAAAGCCACAACCAAAATCAACGAAACAAATCGCATGGCAGCACCCGGCGGGGAAAGGGAATTACTTTTTACTGGATACAGCCAACGGAACAGCTAATGTGGGCGGGCCGCTCATGGCAGCTGCAATTGCTGGAACTTGGTCCAGGAATTTCAATTCTTTCAGCACTGCGATACAGGCAATCGCCAGCCGGTTCGCGGCCGCTTCACTCTTGGGAGTCCAGCCCATCGCAATTCCAGCCGCAACCAGTTCGGTCACAGCCGCCGACGAGACGGTTACATGCAAATAGCTGGATGCCACCCAGGCCACCGCCGCACCGAGCATCGGGGCGATCGTGAATAGGATATTCCAGCCATCCTGCGTGCCGTCGTCGCCATAGCTTTCGTAGGTTGCGACGGCACCTCCACCACCGAACAATCCCAGAACCACGGACAAGATTTGCAAGCCACGAACGGCGATTAAGAGCCACCCCATTGTTTCGTCTCCAGTTTTTTGTTCTGCGACTGCTGGCAGGTGCATGTCGCTTCGGTTTTCAGTGTCTTAACTTTGCCAGTCCCGCCACAGAAGAGGCATGTCTGTTTTTCCGGCTGTGTTGCAACCGGTTTTGTTACAAGGTTCACCGCTATCACCTTTAGTGCCTAAGCACAAACTGAAATTAGAAGAATGTGATATTTACCTTCGTGCTCGCGTCGGAGCCGATGATTTTCGTCGTATTAAATCCACTTTCCAGCGAGATCTCAACCGACGCCCCGACTGCCAGCGTCATCCCCACAGAGGCAGTAGGGGCTACGTTATCCTGCCGATAGCGAGCGAATGTTCCCTCGCCTTGCAGGATTGCCTTGCGAGCCCCGGCGGGAGCGGAGGCAGTGAGTGACACGGCTGTTGCATTGATCGTCACTAATTGAACGTAAGCTGCCATTGGCGACTCCATAAAAAAACTGCCCCCTGTCGCACTACAAGTACGACAGGGGGGCAGGCGACGCCGGGGGCAGCGACGTCATGTTTCTGATTTACTTACTGCCGGCGGTTGCCTTTGTTCCGCCGGATACTTCAGACGTCCAAAGCGAGAGCCGCTCTTCTTGACGACCGCTATTTAGCGCGTCGCGGAAGATCTTCCCTGGCATAGCCTTAATTACATCCATTTCGGGAAGCGGATCGCTTCCCGGGAGAAGGACAGCCATCTGATTGTTCACGATCTGACGAACGGCCTTGAGCCATGTTTTCAGATCGTCCTGGCTGAGTTGATACGTGGCGGTGGGGTGTGCCTTTCGCTCACCTTCGCCCTGTTCCTTGAACACGGCGTTGACCTCGGCCAGCACCTTTCGCCCTTCTGGAGAGGAGAGGATGTCGACAACGCGAGCCTCTTTCTTCTCCGTGTCGATCACAACCGACATACCCGGAATGACGGGCGCTCGCAGCGACAAAATTTTCCCATCGTCAAGCTTGTTGCGATGTGAAACCTTTCCAAAATCCCAGCGGCCACGAAGAAACACCTCGATTCGGCTTCCTTCGGAACACGCACCGAACTTCACATTTTCGTTCTTAGGCCCACAGGCCTCAACAATATACGTAGCCATCAGCAAACCCCCGGACTTTATCGCCACCAAAAAATAGCCCGGCGGAGTGGCGGATTCCGCCGGGCTGAGTTAATTACAATCCGTCAGGATTGCTTAGACCTGAGCGTCAGTGATCTTGCAACCAGCGCCGGACAGTTCCAGAGCACCACCGTAGCGAGCTCGCAAGGCGATGCCTTGCTTGTTCGACCGGGCGAGACTGAAGTCTGTCGAGCCATCGACCACCGTTACCTGGAGACCCAGGCGACGGTACATGCGATAGCGGTTCATGGCAAAGAACCCGATCTGGGCGTTCGTCAGGCTGCCGTTGATGCGGTAGCTGTGATCGAACAACCGATAGGATTCGTGATCCATCCCAAACACCCGGCGGGCGTCGTCGGTATTGTCGACCGGGATGCCGCGGGCGCGGGCGTAGCTTGTGTCGGTTCCGATAAAGACCGCCCGGCTGCCAGCACCGAAGCCGGCTTCCTGGCGATATTCCTTGGCGATCCCGAACAACAAGCCTTCGTAGTCGCCAATCACCGGGGCGGCACCCGATCCGGAAGGCGTGACAACTGTCACGCCAGAAGCGTTGAACAAACCTTCCGGCTGGTTCGTGCCGTTACCGGTCGCGATCACATTGTCCATTTCTTGGGCAAACTTGCGACCATAGTTGTCGATGATCATGCGACCGATCGCGACGGGGCTGTCAGCCAGGAAGTCCAGGCCAACTTCGACTGCACCAACCACAGGGTAGATGGTGTTGTCAAATGCCGAGATCAAACTGTCCGTATTGAACAGCGAGATCGCCGTTCCGGAAGCCGTTCCCCAGCCGAAGGTCATGTTCGCAATCTTCATCGCTTCGATCCGGCGACGATTCACGTTCGTGATTGACACAAGCGGGAACAGTTCGCCACTGAGCAACGGTGTGAAGATTACCGAGCTGTCGAATTCGATCGGAACCGCCTCCAGCCCACCCGATGTCGAGTCATCCAGAACCGCCTTGATCGCCAAATCGCCAGCGAGTTTCTCGCCTTCGTATTCGACGTCATTGACTTCGCCAATGAACTTGGAGTTGTGGGCCGCGTACTTCACGAGGTCCAGTTCATACTCCTTCATTTGGAGATGACGAGGCACAGCGCCTTTGAAGCTCCGTAAAGCCATCATCTTAAACCACGCACCGGCAATCGCTTTCTGGCGATCGCTGGGAACATTGACCGTGTACGGCTGATGTTCCATGTGGCTCACGACAGATTGGCCAGAGAAATTCTTGGCCATGTAGTCATTGGCGGATTTGTCCCAAGTCGCTGTCGTGGAGTGGTCGTTAAACTGCTCAACGACAGACTTCACGCGGACCGAGTCATACTCGGGGGAAGTAACGCCAGTTCCACTTGCCGCGCCGGAACCGTAGGCCTTCGCCCCAGTCCCAGCGGGGGCAACCGCTTCCGCTGGGGCAGCCACAACCGGAGCTTGGCTCAGCATGGCGTTTTTCACCCCCTCGGCGATCATTGTCTTCAATCGCAATTCAGCTTCCGTGGACTTCACAGTGGTGAGTTGCGTTACCGTCTCGATTGTCAGCTTACCGCTGACAATCGCATCCCCGACTGCCTTGCGAAAGTCTTCATCGGAAGCAGTCGCAGCAACCGAGAAATTGTCGGTCATGTGTTTCTTGAGTTCAATTGTGAGCGTCAGCATGTCAAAACTCCTCAGCCAAAGGCTGTATTGGTTACGAGATCAAATCAAGCAAGGCCTTTGCGTCTTCGCATTGCTTCAGGGTCGCAAAGGACTTGGAAACAGTATCGACGGCAATTCGAACCTCGCCGCCAGTACCATCGGCGGTGAGGATGTGCCCGGCCATCTTGCGGGCGAGTTCAGTTAACGTCATCACTGGAGGCGTGGCGTTTTTGACGGCGGCTTCCACTTGTGACTGAGTTGAATTTCCAAGCATCTTTTCGACAACCACCGCCTGGATCTCCACTGCGACCGGGTCACCTGAGAACTTCGGCGAATCGCCGCTCATTTCATAGGAGACTCGCCAGCATTTGCGAGTGTCGCCTCGCGACCAGCACACAACGGCCGAATCAGAGAACGTCGCCACTAGGTAGACGTAGTCGTATTCAGTGATACCCTCAACTTCCTTGCCCCGCAGGTAAGCGGCGGCGGAATTGGCGAGCGAATACTGAATCGCCTCGAAAGACCCGGCGGGGTACGGACAGTTTGACCCGTAATATTTGGTCGTCAAGTCAAATGCCTTATCCCCAAGCTCTTCGGCGAGCGATTTTCCGTGGACGTAGCCGCAAGCCATGCAGGAGCCTGTGGAGTCGAGTTTCCCGCTCTTACAGCGAGGGCAATCTTCGCCTTCATTGGCGTGCCCCGAAGAGGACATCTCGGATGTTGCTTTGACTACCACGGGTTCACTCACTTTCTTGGATTGGCAGGTGCATGCAGCCAGTGTCGCGTCGGCTACTTGCTTTCGCTTCTCGATTGTCATGCCTTGGACTTGAACCGGGCGGGCGTCATAGACCGATTTCGCCCAGGCCACAACGCCCTCGTTTTTCAGCAGGCCACGGCTGTATGGCGTGACCACGCCATCAAACTCTTTTTCGTAAGTTTCTAGCACCGACGCATCTGGATTGGACGGAATCGACACCAGTGAACCCTCCATGCAGTCAGCTTTTTTAATGTGCCAACCACGCACAAGGTCTTTCCCGTCTGCGCCTTTAATGATTTCAATGGGGGCAACGTCACTCGGACGGAAACCATGCGACTTTCGCAAGGCCCCGAACCGCACCAACACTGCCGCATCTCTCCCGAGCTGCGTGTCAGCAATGGCGAACCGGCAAATTGTCTTGTGCTCATCTTGCGAGATGAGTGCGACATGTTTTCCGATTGGCTGAACCTGGATGTGCTGCCACAAGAGAGGCATCTTCAGGTCGACTTCGAGGCCACCCTTCTGGTCGATGATATCGCGATCCCGATCACGGCTTTTGGCCGACAGGATTGCGTCGTACTCCAGGATCGCGCCAGGAGTGATGTCGGCTCCATCACGAATCGATTTCGTGATGAAGTCCGGGTCGTTCATTTCCTTGCCGCAATAAGTCAAGCGGTTTGCAGAGTCCTCAAGTTCCTTGAGCCACACTTCCGAAGAAGCGATATCAAATATCTTGGTCGGGCACAGTCCGCCAGTGAAGCAGGCTGCAATCGACTTGATCGTTCTTTGGGCCGTGCTGATACCATACCCGGTATCGAGCTGGCGGCTTTCGAGCGACTTAAGGATCTCTTCAAACATTGGCTAACCCTGCGGGAAGGAGGTTGATTGCGAAGCTGGCGAATTACTGGCCGGGAGCTTTGATGGCCAGGAATCGTCCTTCGCGAATCGTGATGTCGTTTCCGCTCGCGTCTCCACCGAAGACATAAGCTTCGATGTAATTGGTCCCGGCAGCCTTCTGATCTGCTGTGACTTCCACGAGACACGAGGAATTGAGCTGCTTCAGTTGGTCGGCGGCGACCGAATTGAGAACGGCCTTGGTTCCGGCGACGGCTGCGCCAGCGACGTAGATTTGGCTGGTAATATTGCCAATCGCGTCGCCAGATGTTCCGGAAACTTGATCACCTTCGAGCGACAGTTCAAGCCGCACGTCATAGACGCCCGGTTCGACTGTCAAGCGACCAGTAGTGAGCGTTGGAACGACCGTAAGGTCGCCATGCGCGGAGGCCGCGATAACGGCAAGTCCGCAATTTGTCGAAGTCAGCTTCACTCCCGCGAGGGGAGCAATGAGCGTTGTGGATTGGGCTGCAATCTTAAAGCCACCAAACATGGTGAGGTTCCTTTTTACGAAAAAAGCCTGCAATGCAGGCGTATGTTTGCTGCATTCCAGGCCCCTAGTGAGTGCTCTGGTAACGAATTGTCCAAACCTTGCCAGCCTAGCGATACGTCGCACTGTCGCTGACACTAACTTCTGACAGTACACCGTTCTCGTATGTGAGAGCTATAGTGCATCGGCAAAAGTTTCCCTTTCGGTTCCGCTTGTCTTTCAAAATAGACTCTAGCGAATGCCGGGCGAATTCCTCGCGACGCTGAGATCCTTCTTGTGGTGTCTCAACTCGCCTGGAGTGCTCGCCTCTGATTTCGTTCATTTCGTGAGGTTATGCGCGGAATGAACTGTGTCAATCTCGAAAACAAGAAAAACTACGCTTTCTTTTTCTTGGGCTTTGCCACGTCGGCGGCTGGCTTGGCTGCCGGCGAGACGAATTTATCGCCGCCCTTTGCTGCACCAACGGGCTTCATGTCAGCAAATTCGCGTAGCTCATCGATAGTGATCGAGCTGTACTCCGCCAACATTCCTACCTTCGTCATTTGCAGGTCAGCATCAAACGCTTCCGCGCGATCAAGCCAGATGTAAATCGATTCTTCTTTTGCAAACAACGGAGCCAGTCGCATCGTCAGTATCTGAGAAATCAGCGTGATGATCGGGTTGACCACGTTCTGAAAGAAGATGTACTGAGCAACATAGGCCGATGCGCGATTCGCGCCTTCGACCTGACCGGCAACAATAGGATTCGTGCCGATGCCTTCCATGATTCGAGATTTCGTGAGCTTGGCACCATTAATGAAATCCAACTCCGCTGGAGCGCGAGTGTAAGGATAGACGTCCTTGATCATGCCATCCAGAATGATCGGATCTCCCATGTGCTCGCTGCCGCGGTATGCAAGTCGAATAGAGTTCACTAATTCCGCCCGCTGCTCAGGAGTGAAGCTGACTTGTTGGGGCTTGTTGCCGTTGGCTGGGTTTTCCAGGTCGCCAGCAACCAAAACCATTCCAGGTCGCATCCCGTTTGCCATTGACGAGTGTTGCGACTTTTGCAATTCGTCGTCAGTATTTACGGCACGGGCTTGAGACTGCAAAAGCGAGAAATCCTCGGCAGGATTGGCAGGATCTGGGAACGAGAATTTGATAATTGACCGCAGCGGAATGGGCTGCTGGGATTCTTCGTCCGTACCCGGCGGGACAACTCGCCATCCAATCTGGATGCCATCTGCCCCTAGAAACTTTCGCACCCAGTGCTTAGGGAGATACCAGAGTTGATAAGAGCCGTCGCCGCCATCTTCCGCGGCAGCGCCATCAATCAGCCAGTAAGCAGTTCCAGTGGCTGCCAATGAAATCACCGTACACCACATATTGGCCCAGCCACACAATTCCGTATTCGGCGTTTCCAGTAGTTTCGTGATGGGGTGGTCATCGACAACTTCAATCCCCTCAGCGATCGCTTTCTGTATGAAGTGCGGCGCGTTAGCAGATTTCGTGATAATCCGAGGTCCACGCATTTTTCGCGACTTCGCTCGAACGCCGACCTTAAAATCCTGATTAGCCACACTCACAGCAATCGGGCGAATTGCGGTCCATGGAATGTCACGCACAGCTGCGTACTGTCGCACAGCGCCACTGTCGCTCGTGAGCGAGGACGCGCCATCCCCGCCGGGTTGGTACGGCGAAGAGGATGCTCGCTTATTGCTGACAGACGCCCGCCGGGCTGCCTTGAGGCTGTTCTCGTATCCATCCCTGGCAGTGCTAAAGTGATCTTTAAGGGCCATTGTTACCTTTCGGCTTGCTCGGCAATCGCCTTGCGCGTCGCCTGAACAGCGATTTCGGCCTCGATCCAGGCGAGGTGTCGTTGATTTAGTTTTGTCAGGAACTCGATTTCCTGCTCCTTCGCGCATATCTCGTCACGGAGCCTCGCTTCACTCCTCGCGCGAGCCACTTGTTCGTCGCTAATTAGCGAGAGCAAATCCCTGCGGGAAGTGAGCCAGATCGTCGCCTTGAGATACCAATCGATGGCGAACTGCAGAAATCGCATGCAACTACCCCCTGAGTGATGAATTCACACGAGGGTATCGCTGCGGTCGAAAAACGCAAACTCAAGACGCTATCTTTCCCGCCGGGGAGGCTTGTCGCCGCTGTTTGGGTTTTCACCTGGAGTGATTTCATCATATTCCAGGCTGTCCAGTTTGTCTAAAATAAAATCCGAGAAGCGATTAAAAATTTTTCGCGACTCGCGAAACTGGTGCTTTACGGAGTTGCAGCCCGACCGAAACCCATAAATAAATGCTAAGATGACGACAAATGCCCATATCAAGTTCGTGTCGATCATTCTTCATCGCTGTCTGGCATGATTGCCGAAAATTTCCCAATCGGGCATTCAAATCGCATCTTGGAAAGCTTGGTTGTTAAGTTGCAGTTAGCTCCGGCAGGCTTGCAGTAGTTGTCGGATCGTATCTCGCATTGATTACAAATATCGACCCTGGATGCGAAGTCTGCCCTTGTTGCGAGGTCATCGTTTCGCTGGCGATACGTGCGCTTCGCTTGCTCTGCGTCCCATCCTGCAAACTTGCATTGCTGACACTGCGAGTAGTGTACTGCAATGAATGGCTTCCCACCTGCTACGACAGGGTGTTCACATTGAAAATGAGCATCATCTGGAACGCTTCTTTTGCTACATGGCGGCAGTTGGTCGAGTCGAATTGTCATCAGTCACACCTCGATTGCGGTAGTGGAATTCGTAGGCATCTTCGTCGCACTGTTCGTATTTTCCTGAAATTACTGCCTTTGCCTCAAAGCCACAACTTCGCAGAAAGCATTGAGCTCCTACGTTCGCCTCACGAACAAAGCATTCGATTCTGTTCCCCGCGAGGAGTGTCGATTTGATGTAGTCGATTAATTTCGAGGCAATACCCTGCCGGCGACTGCCTGGGTGGATCGCAAAGTTGGTTAATTCCGTTTTCTTGCGAAGCTGCCTAAGAAACGCATACCCAACTACGCTTCGTTTCTGCACGGGCGTGTTGAAATACACCATATCGGTATCGCTTAGTTCGCTAACGGTGATTGCAATTACTCCGGGTTCTTTCATTTGAAAGTGGATTTCGGAAGCCGTGTACGGATTGACGTGAGACATGGACTCGATTTCGATAATAGAATCCATGTCCAAGTCGGAAGCCAGCGCGATAGTGATCGATGATTGGGTCGCCATGCTCATTGGTTTAGTCTCGCGTGTTGCAGGTGGTCAACGTCTAAACTAGTCCGGCCCGACCGGAAGCCCCTTTATTAGGCGGATAGCGAGTACAGCCGCGGAGACCGCGTCTTCGAGCACTTTCCCATCCAGTCCTACCTCGCCCATCGCGCAAGATATTAATTCCGGCTCACCAATCGAAGGAACCGTTGAAAGGTCGCAGGTTCCCGTCATGTTTATCGAGCTACACCGCGGCAGGAACCCAACCACAGTATCGCTGGCTCTGACGTGACTTAACAATGATCTCGGCATCCCAGATTTCCATCTCGGCATTTTAGGTTTCCATGGCGAGTGATTCGATTACTAGAGGAGTTATAAACTCAAAACTAGTGGCGTATATCCCACGCCTTACTCGTCGCTCCAGTTCACGTTTTGCATCCATTGCGGCAGCTTGGCAGGCGATGCTGGCAGCGGCTCTTCGTTTTCAGCCTCCTTAGATTCTTTGTTTTTGGCTATCTTGCTTGCAAAAAACCTTGACCAGTCTTCTGGTGGCTTGGGTGGCGTCTTGCCACCATATTCCTTCTCTAGGTATTTGCCAGTGTCGGTTGTCATTTCAACTTTTGGCTCTGGATTTCCAGTAGGAACTGATGGATAAACAACCAGCGGCCGGCTGGATCTCGCGAAGAATTCATTCATCGAGTGCAGAATTCGCACTGAGTTGAAAAAATAGACAAAGGCATCCGCCGAGTCGGGGCTGCGACCGATAATGCTCCGGATCGTAGGCATGTCCACTCCCGGCGGAGCGACCTTGGGAGTGATGTGAAACCGCAACCCATCACCACCTTTGTAGATTCTTTCTGGGGCGCACAATTCTTGCCGCAGGCTTTCATCGGACGGAAACGGGAATGGCTCGTTACCCCACAGGTCGTTGGGATCTAGCCGCCGCGCCAGGATTGCATAAGCCTCGGCGCGAAGGTTTCCATAGGTTCTTGGATCAACGGCCGAGGATGAGTTTCCGCGGAATTCGATCACCCAGCAACCCTCGCGGCGAAGCCCGTCACCAACGCCCGCGCCAAGCCCATCCATATCGACTGTGATCGGATGGTGACCCTTGCGGAGGTCGATCTGGTATCGCTTGCGAGCTAAATCGATGACATGCTCAACGTGATACATTGTGTCGTTGAAATTCCAGCGAATCATATCACGGAGCCCGCCCCGACCGCCGGCCGCGAGTGTCGTTTTGTCGCCATCCAGTGAGCGGGCGACGTCAAGCCCGAAACACTCAACAATTGGCGGGTTTTCGGGTTGATACGCCTTCTCGTGCCGCTCGATCCAGGAGAGTAGAATCAACTGCTTATCAGGGTCTTCGTCGGGAAAATGGCCGTGGGCGAAAACACCCACAATGCGACTGTCGGATTTATTGCAGATGGCCCGATATTGCTGAAGATCGATTTGCGATGGAACAACTGCATGCACTTTTTTGAAGTGCTCCTCTGAAATTCTTTCATTTGCTGAATATTCACAGCCATCGATGACTATTCCGCCGATCGGGGCGACTGGCTTTTTGAGTCGACCGTGCCGCACGTTCGCGCAATAGGCTCCATCAACCGTCACGCACAGCCTGCCACCAAGCACGCCTGCCACGACGCCCAGGCTGTTGATCCGCTCGCCAAGAGGTTTGAACGCATCTCGGAACGCGCCAGACATCGTACGAGGATTAGCGAGGGCGATGATTTTGCGAGCATTCTTTTCCGCGTTTTCGATAAACGACTGTGGATGGGATGT